CGGTAATTGATGCTAGCGCTACCGGAACGCACAGTTTGTTCCAAGTGCTGGCTGAAGATCGGCAAAGGGCCAACCTTCAGGAAGAACTTCATGAGAGCCCAATAACCCCCTAAGGGATCTTGGTCTCTAGATGTTCTTATTACATACCCCCGAACTCTCGGGGCATGTAAGTCAGAATCATACTTTTGGAATGAGTACATTCTATTGAATGAAACCCATCCCAAACATGGAGAAGTGTCTTGTACGTGTGGAAGAGAGCCTAATATAGACTCAACCCATTCACGTACACGCCTTGCAGTCGTCCACCAACCTTTTAAGTAAAGTTGGTTAGCGAACGAGACGAAAGACACTAACTCTGAAGCAGACTGCTTGTTGCTAGGAGGCATACAACGCAAATAGACAGGTGTTACGTCTGTTGCATTGTAGGCATCCATACCGCACGACTCTCGGAACATACCTGTTTTGAAAGTCTTACGGTCGTTAATCTTCAGACCGAATAGGCTGAAGACACTGGCAACAACAGGTACCTCGTTTGCTGGGACAATGATATCGTCCCCGTAAACGTATACCCGACGCGTAACGTTTCTAACATTACGCGCCGTCAGCGGCAAGTTAAGCGCCGTGAGTCTTGCTAGAGTGCATAGTGTAAAAAACACCATACTCTCTATTGGGAAACACAGTGCTGAACCCATTGACGCAAACTTACTAAGATGAACAATACGTCCATCAGGTAAGCGAGCCCTCGTTGAACGGCATGCCAACACTGCATCCCTGAATAAGGGGACACAGTTTAGCATACCTTTAACAAGGTCTAAGTGTACTCGATCGCTAGCCTCTGATAAATCAATAGTCGCAAATTCGCGACTCTTCGACGAATCAAATGCTAGCTTACGATTGATCATCTGATCACGGAAGTTCAAGTGACCAGTTGTAAGTGGATGCTTTTCTAATGTTTCCATTAGATAGGAAGCAACCGCTTGCTGAGTGTATTGCATACACACAGGCTCAATCGCAATAATACGAGTAGTACTTAGAGTCTTAGGAACTGATATAACCCTTACGGGTTCTTCAGCTCCAGGTTCGACGAACTCAACTTGGTTGAAGCACTCTTCTTCATCTAAGGCATTAAGGCAAGGAATGCCAAATGCATCAAATGGGAAGAATTGATCCAACCGAGTGTGCCAACGCTTTAGAACGTATTTCTGGTTTCCAGTTATACGTTCGGCGGTGGTACCTGGACCATGTCTGGGCATGAGATCATTAGACAAAACATGTCTAACGCCTCCTGCAAGGACAGTACTCCACAATAGACCTGCAACCCGTACAAATCGGTCGACTTGACCGGCCTGGACGTTTGTAAGACGAGTTGTGAAGTGTTCAGAGAGTTCGGACTCACACTTGACGAAACCATCGAATGCCTCCTCAGTTCGTTGTTTAGAACATTGGAGGTTAACTTTCTTATACAGCAGGCATAATTGCCTGATGGCTAAGATTGCTAGCTCCGACGGATCGTCAAGTAACTTGCCACCTACAGGGTCAAACACCTGACTGAGCAAACCTCGCAAGAATGCGGGGAGAGCCCTATTCCTCCTAAATCCTAGGAAGGATAGAGAGTCAACCGAACCCTTTTCGAGACAACTTTCGAAGTCTCGACAGAAGTTCGGTAAGGTTATCGTTAAGAACGATAAACCTTCATGTTTGGTCCTACGAGATATTGTTGCAATATCTCGTTGGGTGTCGGTACCGCATCGTATGCTTGCATCTGCAAGCATACTACCATGGAGCCACGTAAGGCTTTTCATCATGTCCACCTTCCTTTCGGTTGCTGGTACATGAGTCCATAGCTTTGCTAACCACCACAGTTTCCCGAATAAGGGAGGGAGAGTAGTTCTTCAACTACTCTCCCCTGTGTGGAAGGCAAGTTAAACTTTCATTGCCCTTCGTAATCGATTGATTAAAGTATGAATGCCATTGTACCTACAATCAAGTAGGGTGATGGCAAACTGCTTTAACCCAAGGAAAACGAGGAACGATGCGAATATTCCTAACAGACATAAATACGCTGTTAGAAATAAAGCGCCAATCAGTGAGACATAAGCCCCACTGATTGGAAGTTTAAGACTCACCTCCCAAGACCTTAAGGATGTTCGCAGATGACAACCAGACAGTAAGTCCAAGGATGTCGTCCTTCATCTGAGTGCTCGTAAGCCCCGCAAGGGGCGTATCGATCACCAGATAGTAGGAAGATGATACTTGAACATTCTGCGCTGGTATGAAAGGATCCGCAGTAACGAGGACTCGGTTGAGTCGAACGGTACGGCGGTTCCTCTTGGGCGTTTCTTGATGAGAAATCAGAAGCTCATATTCCGCAACGTCTTCGCGGTACTGAGACTTATGAGACTCACGAGAAATCGCTGCAAGCACCTGTGCAACAGCGTTAACGGTAACAGTCTGTGGGTCAGAAAACAAAGCATGACTCCTAGGTTGCTTATCGTACTGCCGAAATGGCAGTCCTTAGAACATACGGGAAATCCCTAATGCTCCAAGGATACTCGCCTGCTTCGCAGTTAACGAGGCTGACGTGAGACCAAAGCCAAACGGAGAAGCTGCTGTCCGGTACTTACTTCTAGCAATAGAAATAGCACTGGCACTTACCTGGAGATTACCAGTTAAGTAAGTAGTGTCACTTACATAGATCCTCGTCTCAGAGGAAGCCATGTAATAGGCATACTTAGCAACTAGGTTTTCAGCTGCATTTTGAGATAAGTTGGCAAGAACATCGCCAACGTTCCCAAACCAGTCTGATAGCCAAGACCAGGGCAATACCTCCCAAAGCAACGAGGGTGTTGGGGAAATCCCAAACAACGCCGCAGTCGCACGTTTGGTCCAATTTGGGCTACCGATATCTGGAATCCAGTATCGGAAGCTCGCTTCGAACCATTCGTCCGTATACGTCGTTGTTATCACGTCTCGATGCCCGGGAGTAGCCGAGTAATACACGGGATGAAGAATAGGGTACATGTTAGAACCGTTCGAGTGAACAGTACTAACTGTACTAGTCTCGTGTGTACCCGGTAAACGTGCTCTCCTATGGACCGTCTTTCCATTGTCTCGTCGAAGTTGATCGAGACTCTTATGGAGATCGATAGATGTATTATACATCTGCCGAAGGTCCTTTAGGAACGGAAGCCAACCAAATTGAACATTCAAGTGTTCATTACCTAAGTTCTTCATGCCAAGAAGTTCTTTCTTCAACTTGGCAGGGAGGTTACGAAGGCGATGTAACTGGAATGGTATGGTTGGAATCTGGTGAAGCTCAATTAAGAATTGGCCAGCGCTCGCCAGGGGGTTTCCCGGACGAGCTTTGTTCCAAAGCTTAGCTTGAGATGAGTCATTCTTAAAGAGTGGAGGCAACGAAGGTTGTCCTCCACCCGTAGGATTGGCTCCGAAATACCCACTCAGGAATTGACCCTCAACAAATGAGGTGTCATTCCGCTGCAAATGTATTGCAGCTGAAGGAGCATGTATATAGTGCCTCTTCAGAATGTTTAAAGGACCCCCCGAACGATATGGTGGGCCCTTATGGGTTTCGTCACGGCACGTCTCAAAGGCGGGGTTGGAATATTTGTACGTTCCCTTCGGGAATGGTGCAAACGAGCCAACACAGCGGATATCAAGCGTAATAGTATTCGCTTGAAAGTTACCACGTTGTCTTATACGGCCTCTAGGGCGAAACTTCGCCTTTATGAGGTTACGTCTAATACGACGACGGTGACGTCTCCACCGTTTCTGGAACGCGGGATCAGGGCGCATACCTTTCGGTTTGCGCTGTGGTTTCCGCGGTCTAGTCTCGCCTTCTATTGTCAAGGTCCTCTCCTTGGTACTCAATGGTCTCTGAGCAAAAATTGCTCAGGGGTTGCGTTGTACCACGCCGCCTAGTCCCATAATGGGACT